GACTTCGGCGAGGACGCAATGTCCAAGCTCGAGGAACGCCTGTCCGCGAAAGTCGCCGAACAGCTCAATCCGATCCAGGAGCGCTTCGCCCAGCAGGACCAGCAGGCACTCATCGACTCGGCCACGTCCGAAATCGACGACGCCTTCACGGAACTGCTGAAAGAGCACTCCGACCTCCCGGAGAACGCCAGAGAAGGCATCGAATCGCTGGCGTATCGCTACACCGATGAGCCAGGCCTCTCGGCCAAGGAAGTCGTCGAAAAAGGATTCGCCGACTACCAGCAGCTCCTCGGCCAGGGCGAAAAGAACCTGTTTGCCTCCAAGTCGGGCCAGCCACAGACCCCAGAGGGTCCAGGGGCGGCCTCGATGCAAGACGAGAAACTGACCTCGTTCGACGACCCGCGTCTCCGCGAGCGGGCGAAAGCGATCCTTCAGAACTCGTAGTGCCGTGAATCCGGTGCTCCTGGGGAAGACCGAACCCCTCAAAACAGGAGCATCTAAATGGCAACGCAGACCCTCGCTGCGGCCGACGCGATCCTCAAGGATCTCTACGTTGGCCCCATCGTCGAGCAGCTTTAGAAATTGGGCTTCTCGTTAAACAACTCGGCTATATGCTGGGACCTCCGAGTATCCGGTAGGCCGCAAGGTATCCGGTGCGGACAATCAGCAGGGAAGGCCCCGTCATCAGGGGAACCCTCACAGGCCATACGCCGAGCCTCCCGAAGTGTGGGAGTGAAGATATGGTCGGACCCCTACGGCGACGTAGGGAGCCAGGCGGAACAGAAACGACCTGGCCAACCCCCGGCGCGGCAATCCCGCCTGGGCGTTGTAACAAACGTGCAACTACAAGACGTACCTGATCGACCAGATCGAGCGGGATTCCGACCACATCGACTTCACCGGTCGACGGGCGATCTTCCCGGTCCACACCGCACGTAACCGTGGGCGCGGTGCCCGTGGTGACGGCGGCACGCTCCCGGGCGCTCAGCCTGGCGCGTGGCAGGACGCGATCTACAAGATCACCTACCAGTACATGGGGATCGAGCTGACCGACGCCGCGATCGAATCCTCGAAATCCAACGAAGGGGCCTTCATCAGCCTCCTCGACGCGGAAACCAAAGACGCCACCAACTCCCTGCGGAAGGACCTGAACCGCCAGGCCTTCGGCACCGGGGACGGCAAACTGGCGACGCTGACCGCGACGACCGCCTCGGGCAAAGTCCTGACGGTCGACTCGGTCCAGTACCTCCAGGTCGGCGATCCGGTGGATCTCGTCAAAACGGCGGACGGCACGACCGGCAACGGCGTCGTCGCGACCACCGTGGCGGCGCGCATCCCGTCCGAATCCAAAATCGAATTGGCGACGGCAGTCGCCGGTTCGGTGGGCACGGAATACGGCCTCTACATCTCGGGGGACCGCTCCAACGAGACGAACGGGCTCCGGAACATCATCGGGAAAAGCCGGGAACTCGGAACCATTAACTCGGCCACGGCCGGGAACGAATTCTGGAACAGCCCGGTCCGGGAAGCCGGTACCTCGGAATCCTCCACGGCGGTCGCCGGGGAGTCGTTGTTCGAGCAGTTGGCCGACGAAGTCGGTGCCTCTGGTCAGGGCGAAGTCGAAGTATTCCTGACCACCCGCGGCATCCGGCGCCGTCTCGCCGATACCTACCAGTCGCAGAAGCGGTACACCAACGCGGAAGCGGTGAACATCCACGGCGGCTACTCGGCAATCATGGTCACCGCCGGGAACGGCGAGATGCCCGTCGTCGCCGACGACGACGCGCCGAAGCACTGGATCTTCGGCGTGAACAAAGCGTCGTACAAGTGGGCCGAGCTGGGGTCCCCAGGGTGGATGAGCCCGCCGCAGGCAAACGGCGGCATCTTCCACCTGAAGGACGGCCCGACCGCCGGAAGCAAGGTGGCGACCTACCAGGCCTGGTTCAAGTGGTACTGCCAGCTCATCAACATCGCCCCGAACCGCAACGGCGCGATCAAGTTCGTCACGGACGACAACCCGTCCTGATCCTGAGGGGGGCCGGTCTTCGGATCGGCCCCTTTCTTTCAACCCCGAGGAGCCGACGTGGAGATCACCCCTGCAACGCTGGACCAGGTCACCAAGAGCCGCGACGGGAAGTACATCGCGGTCACGGCGGATGTCGGCGGCGTAGCTCACGCGATCGAGCAGATCGATCCCCATCTCCATCTGCGCTTCTCGGAGGCCGGTGAGTACTACGCCGTCTACTGGTCGGAGCAGGGCAACGAATACCTCATCCTCACGGCGCAGGAGTTGGATCACCGGCTCGTCCAGAAGATGGAAGAGGTCTACTGGAAGTGCCGCCAGCCCGGGTACGACTTCGGGGCGGAACTCGAGGCCAACGAAGACGCCCGCAAGGCGAAGGAGGAGCACGATCTCCTCGAGGAGCGAGGCCCGGTCTACGAACAGCTCGCCCATGCGATGCGCAAGGACCTCGGCTACGACCAGGGCCGCATCTTCGTCGGTGACGCCTCCGCGGCGTTGGGGACCGGATGAGCGTCGCGGGCTACACCCTCGAAGAACTCGTGCAGGAGGGGCTGGATTTCCAGTTCTCCGAAATCGAGTACGAAGCCCTCTTCAAGCGCTGGCTGAACCAGGCTCAGCGCCGGATGGTCATCGAATCGGAAATCCGGACGCAGGAGGAAACCTTCGGCATCTCCACGACCACGGCGACCGCGACCTACGAACTTCCCTCGAACTATGCCCGCCTGATCGACTTCTCGAACACGCAGATCACCGGGCTTCTCGAACAGGTCGACCCGAAGGAATGGGACCAGCTCGGGCAGCCGTCGAGCGGTCGACCGCGGCTCTACGCAGTGCTGGGGAAGAACCTCTCGCTCTACCCGACGCCCGACACGGGCTATCCGCTAATGCTGCGGTACTGGCGACTCCCGACCGACATGCTCCAGCCCTCCGACACGCCGGAGGTCCCCGCGCAGTATCAGGAACTCCTCCTCGCCTGGGCGCTGAAAAAAGCCTATAAGCGCGAGAACGACTCGGCGATGGCGCAGATGTGGGAAGTCGAGTGGGAAAAGGGCATCCTCAAAATGCGCGGCGAGGTCCAGAGCGACAGCTTCGACGGCCCGCGGCAGGTCGGGGGAACGTGGGGCGGAGATCCGGGCCTGATCACCTACGGATGGCGCTGAGCGATGCGCGGCTGGCCGATCGCTTACACCGACTTCTCCGGAGGGCTCAATACCCAGAGCGGCCCTTATCTGCTGGAGGGTAATCAGACCCGGGAAGCCCTCAACGTCCACACGTCGCAGACCGGCGACATCGAGAAGCGGTTCGGATTCACGACGCTGTCCGGGTCGACCCTCACCGGCTCGCCGATCAACGGGACCGAAGTCCACACGCTCTTCCCGTCGAACACGGCGACCAAATCCCTGATCGGCGTCGCCCGTACGGCGACCACGGACACGATCTTCAAGATGACCACGGCCGGGGTCGCCTCGGCGCTGAAAACCGGCCTGACCGCGAACACCCGTTGGTGGTTCGCGCAGGCGGAAGTCAACGGCTCGGCAGGTCCGATCTTCGGGTTGAACGGGGTCGACGCGCCGATCAGATGGAACGGCGAAGCCGCGTCGACCTCGGAATGGGTCGCGACCACGGGGACGGTCCCGAAAGAAGCGAGGTTCCTCACCTACTGGAGCTCGCGCCTTTGGTGTGCGAAAGGATCGCGCCTCTACTACTCGGGCATCACCGGCTCGACCCCGGACCCGCTGAACTGGGATCCCGAAGGCTTCGTGGACATGGAGCCGAACGATGGCCAGGAAATCTCCGGCATCGGGGTCGTCGGCTCCTACCTGATCGTCTTCAAGCCGCGGAAGATCTACAACGTCTACGAACCGACGAACGGCGCCTTCCGCCAGGTCTCCAACTCGGTCGGCTGCATCGCTCCGCGCTCGATCGTCCAGACGCCGATCGGGCTGATCTTCCTCTCGGAGGACCAGGGGATCTGCAAGACGGACGGTAATTCGGTGACGCCGTTCTCCGACACGATCAAACCCGACATCGACCGGGTCCTCTCGACTCCCACCACGGCCAAGTTCGCCGCCGCGACGATGGTCGAACGTCGCTACATGCTCTCGGTCTCGCGAGGCGGGACGCGCAACGACCGGACCTACGAGTACGACATGGTCGCCGGTTCGTGGTGGCCGCATAGCTGCGCGTCCAACTGCTTCGCCCTCCTCGACCCCGCCGGTTCCCCTCAGCTCTACTCGGGCGACTCGCTCGCCTCGGCCCGGGTCTCGAAAGCCTTCGCGGCGGGCACGTTCATCGACAACGGCGCCGTCTTCCGCAGCCTCTACGTGACGCCCTACTACGCATGGGGGAACTCAGGAAGCTTCCGCTACCAGCGCTACATCGACCCCCACAAAGTCAAGCGGATTCGGGAAATCAGGGTCGACGGTCTCGGCAACTGGCAGGCCTACGTCGCGGTCGACTTCAGGGACGTGTGGCAGCGGATGGCCGAAAAGGTATGGGCGCGTGAATCACACGAAGAACCGACCTTCGGCGGCTCGGGCAAATTCGGTGGCGAAGGGGTCTTCGCCCCGTCCTCCGAAGTCCCGATCTACCGCAAGTATCCGACGCCTGCGCTCGGCCGTGCCGTGTCCGTCAAATACGAATCCGAAGACCCCTTCAACTTCAAAATCGATGCCCAGACCATCGCGATCCAGATGCGCGAAGACTAGGAAGACCAGATGCCAGTCACCGGCTCGCTCCCCGAAATCAACGAACTCAGCGCG